TTGAACTCGCTGCGGAGCCTGATGACAACGAGCAGAACGGCAATCGCGATTGGGATGATGCTAACCGTCACCAGGCTCCGCAGCGAGTTCAACGATCGCTCTGCATAGGAGTCTGACTTTTCTGGTAAGCAGACTCGCGCACGAAGCTGCGTCAGGAAGATGATCGCAGGACACCACATTTGTCCCGTGGATAGTCACACTGCCTTGCCAACCGTGTCCGTCTTGCGCGTACTGCCTGAATATACAGAACTGGAATGTGAACTTCTCGGCAATCATGCACAAGTCGTTGCCTCGGAGTTCAACACCGCAGACAAAAACACCAGTTCCTTCAATCACGACGGTTTCTCTGCTTTCCTCATCCCGCATTCGTTTGAGATGTTGACAGCAGTGGCGATTGACTTCGCGAACGATTCAGCGAACGGCTTCCCGCTCTCAGCAGCAATCGCTACGGCGTGGCGCTCGTTGCTTTCGTCGGTAACAATCACAACGACGCCGATTCCGTTCATAATTGCTCCTAGTCCGTACCCGTCAGCGACTCTCTTGTTCGTCTCGACTATCGCGGATAGCGCCATCGACGCAATCTCTTGTAGCATTTTCGGATCCATTGCTAGTTTAGTCCACTTTCGTCAGTCGTTTGGTGTTTCTCACTTCGGTCTCGTCTCGAATTCTTCCGCAAGCACGCGGTAGACTTTGGCCACCTCTGGTGAGGTCACAAAGTAAAAGTGGTAACCGTTGCTGCACCGTACGTACGGAGCTTTGTCATTTAGGACGTATTCCGCCCCCTCCGGAAGCTCCGGTAGTTTGCGCTCGGGGATGCTCCATCTTCGATTGAGAACGAAACTGGCAATAGACGCAGGCTCCCACGTGTCTCCCGGGTGCTTCACCTCAGTGGAGAATTCCCTGTAACGCCAACGGTCGCCTAGGCTGTCAATCAGCTCCTCATCTGGATGCGCAATCATCCAGTCCAGCGCCTGTCCAGCTGTCATTTCTGCTTGCATTCGATGCTCTCAACAAGCTCGATGCCGAGCTTCGCTGCAATGTCGACAACTGTTCCGATCACTCTGTATGCGCAGTCACCGTGGCTTCCACGCATGTAGACATCTACAGACTGTGGAATCGTTCCAGCAGTGACAACCGTAGAAACATCAGACGGATCGACTGCAGAATGTCCTCCTTTTTTGTTCTCGAACACGACCATCTTGCGTTTAGGCTCCGCGCTAACATACTCACCCATGCTCTCGATTGCTTCCTTTAGGACGAAGTCTGCCTCATCGTAGTCGCACTCCGTGATGAACCCGTCGTCATCGATCTCGCCATCAACAGCTCCAGCTTTGATGAGAGCCGTGTAGATATCCGTTTGCCAGTCGCTCCCTCCGATTCCGTGCTTCCCGCTGAACCCTTCTCCCTGCGTCCACACTTCAGACGCGATGAGAGCGAAGTACTGGCGTATCGTTTTCGCGCCGCCGCAGTCAACCAACCTGATGTTCAGAATTTCATCGTTCGTCATTTGCACACCACATCCTTCAGCTCGTAGTTTCCCGACGCCACCATCGGAGTCGAGATCGTTGCCTCGTGCAGCACATCCCACACGTCGTGGCACGCGCCGCGAGACATCCCGCCAAGGCGAAACTCACCTGTGATTCGTAGACACTTACCAGGCTCCGGCTCGACAGGATCGCCCTGCTCGCACGCGTAGGGGAGCTCTGCTTCGGCCGTCTCCTCGTGCGCGGCGCAACCAGGCATGCCAGCTAGCGTCGCTGCAATTATGATTACGAACAGAATTGCGAACAGCGTACCAATTGTCTCTTTCATGGCCGTCTCCCTCGCCGCGATGCGGCGCTGACTTCGGCCCGTCACCGTTGGCGGGCCGTGTCAGCGTCGGATTACTCGTACGACGGAGCAGGATCCTTGACTCGCAGGTGCACGCGCCACGCTCCTCCATCGTCGTCCTTTCCCCAGCACTCCAGCACTCCATCGCCTGTGTCAACGTGTCCGTCCGACATCCGCGTCAGGTCCTGTGCGTCCTGACATTCGAGGCTATCGACGTCGAGGTGCACTATGCTGATGTGACGGATGCTTTCGTCAATTGCCGATTTGATGGTTTTTTTCATGATGATTACCTGCCTCTCAACGCCCTAAGGGGCGGCCCATTTTAGAGCGCGCCCCTGGACTTTGCTTGTCCCGATCACCAGTGCTGGATTCCTCGGATCGCCTCCTCAGAGGCGCCAAACTCTACTGACAGCTCGTGAGCGGAACGTGGGTCGTCATTCATTGCCAGAGCGGAGAGCACAAGTTCCCTGGCCTCCTCCTCTGGCAACTCCGCGAAAATCGCGTCCGCGTACATCTTGATCTCTTCCTCGGTCGCCTTGCTGTTCGTCGCGTTAGCCATGTCCCGATGATGCGCTAACGCATCATTCACGTCAAGGCGATTCGCAAAAAAAAGAATGCCCCCAGATCACCACGACCTAGGGGCACCACGGGCCACCAGCTGATAGCACCTATCAGGCGTTCAGTCTTCTCCTGGTTCGCGCATGCGAGTATTTGGACTCTCTGAGTCTGGTAATCGATCGCGCTCCTGTGCCGTCTGCTGTTGCACTGAGCTCGATCTAGACTTTGCCGCGGCCTTGGATGCAGCCTGCTCCGCTTGCCTGCGCTTGGTCTTCTCTAACGCCTCTGCCACGGCCGCTTGTCGCGGAGTCATCGTGATCTCACCATCCTCAGTTGGAGCGCGCTCGGCTCGGCGCACGTCGAGCAGGTCGGCCCAAGTTGCCTCTCCGTCAGAGATTGCCTGGTATATTCCGCGGAGCGTCTGCAGCTCGGCAAGGTCAAGTGTCTCCACCGAGTGCCCGAGGTATTCTGAGAGCTGTGCTGGAAGCACACGGATCCCAGCGAACGCGTCTACGATTCGCTTGATCTCTGCTGAAGGGTCCTGAGCGAACTTGTTCGACGTAACGGCCTTACATCGTTCCTCGCACTCGTCTTTGATGTCTCCAGGAAGTAGACCAAGAATGAGTGTGCGCATTGCCTTGCTGCGCGCAGCGTTGCGCCTCTGCATGATCTCGTCTGCTGTGGCTGGCAGAAGATACACAGTCTTGTTTTGGGAATTTTGCCGAACCGAAATCGGCATCTCTCCTTTCTTTAGGAAGGTGCGCTCTGTTGTCTTGGTAATCACAACAGTATCCTCAAGAAACGCGTTGCGCTCGTAGTCACGCACCGTCACCAGCACATGCAGCTTCTCTTCGTCCTCAAACACTATTTCAGTCGAGCCCGACATGTTTCCCATGTGCCGCAGCGCCGCTTCGGCGAAGCGAATAGTGAATCCCACAATATCGACCGGCTCGCGTTGCCCTGTCTCTGGGTTGTACTTGGTCCGCGGTAGCTTGTATCGCGCTGACTCAGCGAAACGCGGACGCTCGCACTCTCGAAGTAGCTGCGCACGCACCTGCAGTATGTCGCGAGGGTGACGCTCGGCCATTACGCACGCAGCTTCAACACTTGCCTTGGCCTTCGCAGCCATCGCGATCGCTGACGTCTCAGCGGCGCGCCGAACCTCGACTGCGTTGAATGATTCTGTCGTTACCAGTGCAGTATTCTCGTTGCTCATTTGCTCTTTTTGCCCTTCAGCGAGCGCAGCGTTCGTGACGATGAAGCCTTCACGGTGTGCTCTTTCCTGGTCACTGTTGCGTTGCTCCAACGATCGAACGATCCGACCGTATCCGGCAACGTGCCGATAGTTGCATTGCCCATCGCCTGGCGCAACAAGTTCTTGTATGTGTCTTCGCGCTCCTTCAACGCTTTTGATTGTTCAGCGATCGCCACAAGCTCACGTGTCCACTCGACTGCCTCGCGCGGAAGCTCAATAATGCTCCCGTCGTCTGTCGGGTGAAGTAGCTTGAGTGCCTCTTTTGAACGGAACGTTGCCGTTGGCGGATCGAGCTTTTCGATCCTCAATGCAAGCTCTTCCGTAGCTCGCTCTATCTCTCCGAAAAACGCGAGTTCAGGAAACATGTCGATTCTAATAAGACGACTCAATCCGACCATGCACGTCACAATCGAACGCGGTGCGCCAGTAACGAGTAGTTGCGCTTGTACTTGCGCAATCACGTCGTCGGGGAGTCGCTGCTCCTCTTCATCCCATCCGTCTGCGTGATAGACCTCGACGGTTTTCCCTTCGTACGATACGGCTTCGTGTTCGCTATACGATTCAATAACCTCAGCGTCTTGCGTGCATCCGAGTATTGGTAGTCCGCGCGACACTAGCAGAGCTCCGCTCATGCGAAGCTTACTCCACCCGTACACCTTTGCGCACTCCTCGGCAATACCACGCTCGAATGCTTTACCCCATCGCCGACGGTCGTTGAGAGGAAGCTCAGGTTCTGCATCGTTCACAGGTAGCAGCTTGTCAACGTAGATACTTAGAGCATCGCCGCGTCGTGAAAGCCCGAGAAGTTTCCCGACATCGCTCGCTGTTATGAGTTTCTTGCGAGCCGCGAGCCACGCCTGGCGAACCGAGTCGTTTACCCCGGTCCACCTAGCGTTGCTAGAAAACGATGAGACATAATGTGTCTCGTCGCGTAGCGGTAATTCAAGCCCTAGTTTCATCTCTTCCCTTCGCTTTCTGCGCACGCGTAGTAGCCAAACACGTCTCCTTCGTGCTTAGAAATGGAGAGTAGTTCTCCGTCTTTCGAAACAACATCCCATAGCGTGTCGTCGCGGACTCGCTCGAGTAGCTGGTAGAGTTTCTCGTCTGTGAAGTTCACACCCATGCACCTGTACTCGTTCCGGTCTCGTGTTTTTGGAGAGACTTCTTCAGGCTTCGGGAATCCAAGTTCGCTGCCCATTTGTTTCTCACTTTCTTCGGTCGGGAAGGCCGGAGTCGAACCAGCAACCATCCAGCAGTAACTGGACCGTTCTACCGTTGAACGAACCTCCCGAGTCGACGCACACGTCCGTACTATCGTGGGCGCCTGGAGTTGCGGTTTATCCTCTCGATTCACCTCCGTCAACCTAACAATTCACAGCGGGATCCGCTGCGCCTACGTTGCCCTTAGAGTTTCTGGGCAATCGTCAAGTCGTTCAGACGCACGCTCAGCAATAGCGCAAACGCGGTCAAGAATCTTCTCAGTCTCGTGAGCTTGGCGCTCATGCTCGCGCACATCGAGAAATGTTACGCATCCAAGCTCGCGCAGTGTCTTCAATGAAATCCTATGCATTGTCGTCCTCGATTTCCTGCGCTCGCCCCCTGAGGTCACGCGCCATAGATAGTAGCCGTTCCTTCACTCGCTCGACCAAAGCCTTGTCGCAATTGCAATGCAATTCAGGCATGTCGTCAAGCACCGTGTCGATTCCGTCGGCGATAACTCGAAGCGCATTCGCATCCTGGTAGCTCTCGTTGAGCACCGATTCTGGGATGCGAACTCGTTCAGTGATATCGCCTGGGCCTGGCATCATGCAATATCGCCTCTCAGTCAGCATGCCGCTCGCCTCCGTATCGGGCGCACCGTGAGCCCCGTGTTGCACTGCGCGAGGTCTGCGCTGGTGTACAGCACAGGCACTGTGATCTCGTCGTAGTCGGGCTCGAGCAACTCACGAGTCCCGCTGCATTCGCTGCACTCGACGGGGACATCGATCTCAAGCTGATCTAACTCCGATCCGAAATCGCTCGGAGCGACGTGCAGCCGATCGACTGCTTCGCGATCGCGCTTGCGCGAACCGCCGAAAATCAACATGACACCCATCGTAACAGCTCCCGTCGCCAGGATCACCAACCCAGGCACGTTCACGAATTCCAAACCTTGCATGACCACCTCCTTACGCCGCAAGCCCGCCTCGGGTAGTCCGGGCAGGCCATGCGACGCTGCAGTGTCGATTACACGATGACCAAATCAGAATACATTGATCGCGCTGGATTGTCGTATCCGCCAGAAATTGCAACGAACTTAGTTCCGGTTGGATATTTCACCCCTTTAGCGTCAACGAAGTCCTGTTTTGCGACGTACGTCTTGTCGCTTGGGTCGCGGCGCAATTTCCGTGACTTGAACTCCCGGTGCACTCTGATTGTTGCCATAATTCGTCCTTTCGTCCCTCTGCTACCTGACGCTAATACTGCTGCTAGACAGACCAGTGCTAGCGTCGGGTAGGAGGGGGACCGGAGTCCCCACCCATCAGAACCTCTCTACCTTGTGTCCAGCGCGCTCCCAGAGATCGGTGTAGAATTTGGCTGTCTTCTCTGCGTGTATTCCGTGCCACTCAAACGATCGCACTCCGAGTTCGCGCGTCGTCACTCTCAGCCTAACCACCGTTGTTGCCTTAGCCATGCCCCGAGCATGATGCGTTTGCGCATCAGTGTCAAGGTGCTTGTCAACTTTTTTTGCGTAGCAGCTATCGCAAAGCTCCGGCTCGTCATCCGCCGCACCCTCGGACCATGGTACGTCGTTTGCGCACACAGCACACCTGAACGTCTCGGCAGTCTCGAGTGGCACGTAATCATCCACTGTGACCTCAATACCATTGATGCGTATTCCCATGCTCCGATGCTCCCACGCATCAGATTGGAGCGCCATCGAAACTGCTTGACCACGATGCTTTTCGGCATCAGTACTCGCGACATGGGTAATCTAGGACAGAGGAAATTGAAGAAGTGGCGAGGGGATAGGGGCCTGCGTGAGGCGGCGCGTGTCCTAGGCGTCGACTACCGATCGTATTACCGATGGGAGGTGGAAGGCGTGGTCCCTGGGTACACTGGGCGTAGCAAATGCCTAGAGTACGCTGGCATCCCATATGAGGACTGGGAGAAGCGGTGAGGTTTCCGCAGTCTCTCAAAGAGATCGACCGAGACACGCTACGCAAAATGTACGGAATAGCAATGCGGTGTATCGACTCACGCGAACACTTCGGTGGGGCTCTCGCTGTCGACGTACACCATGCGATGCTTGACGCGCACAAGTATCTCGAGTCGGTAATCACTCTCGACACGACGATTGAATTCCTCGATGCGCTAGCAACGCGCAAGCGTGCGCTGAAAATAGAAGGAAAAACGATAACAACGTGGAAGGTAAACGATGAAGGCGATCAAGCTTAGAATTGTGTCAACTCGAATTGCTCGAGTAAGCAGAGATGGCGAACTTTGCGGACACTTATGCCAATACCTTGACGGTGGGAGCTGCAGACTAGACGGAGAAGAGGAACTCGATGTCGATTCTGAGGGCACGTCTGTCCGCAGCAACACATGCCGAGAGGCGGAGATCGAATGACACCAGCACGGATAGCTCACGCAGAATACGGGCTCGAGCGTAAGGTTACTCGGCTCGTCGTGATAGACGGATCACTGTGTGCGCTCGAGTGCCCCCATAGGGTTCCTTCACAAGGATGCGATGCCTTCTGGGTTTCCGGAACAGAGCCAGCAGACAACGGACGCGCGTGGCGCGGTAAGGAGTGCTCACAAACAGCACACGCCGCATCTGAGCCTAGGGCAAAGCGCGCATACGCACGACTCATAGCCCTACGAGGGCGGAAAGAAGCAATGACGAAAACAGCAGAGAAGCAAGCAGACAAGCCTCGCAAAGCTCCGGCCGACACTCGCGTCCAAAAGGACACGCGACACCTCAAGATCGCTCTTACTCGCGAAGAGATCGAAGAGCGTGCCGAGCGCGCAGCGTACACCTGGGCCGAGATGCAAAAGCAGGAAGCCGAGATGAAGGCCGTCGCCTCAACATTCAAGGCGCGCATCTCGGAGCTCGAAGGTAAGTTGAACGCTCTTCAGCAGCAGGTCCGCGACCGCTGCGCATACGGAGACGTCGATTGCGACATCGTGTTCGACTTCAAGAAAAAGGAGGTCTACACGATTCGTCTCGACACGAAAGAGGAAATTGAACGGCGCGACATGCGGCGCGACGAGATGCAAGAAAAGTTAGAGTTCAAGGAACCTGAGAAACCTGCAAACGAATCCGCCGATGAACTCAACGAAGAAGGCGATCGCACAGCATCGGAGTTGCAAGCTCGTGCCAAGAAGAGCAAGAAGCAGAAAGGCTGAGCCTTTCGACTACCATGCTGCACTCACGCGGGCGGACTCGATTCTATCGGCTCCGCCCGCTCGGGCATTCATCGAACGCCAACAACGCCTACCAACGCTCGTGTTCCGCGCTGCAATCGAAGCGCGACTGTGCCTCGAGACGAACAAGCTCGCGACCGGAAGGATGCAGAGAAACACGCATCTCATCGCAGATATCAAGAATGAACTCTGGTCGTCTTTGGAACAGCAGTCTACGCGTTGGCTGCTCTACAGATGCTACTGGCCATTTGAGGCCGTCGACGGAGTGCGCCCGCAGGTCATCGCAACCAAGTTCTCCGCACGCTCCCCAGACGTCGGAGCGAACCCTGCGAAGGCCGCGATCGACATGCTGCAGAAGGCAACACGCGTCGGCCAGGAGCGCCGAATCGGAATCATTCGACGCGATTCACCCGACTGCGTGCAGCAGATCCACTACTGGGAGTTCCAGCGCCAGTGCGAGCAAGCGTTCGTGCTGCTCGAGGTGAGGGTATGACTTTCATTGAATCTATGAGAGGAAAACCACGTGAGCGAGACAGGACTGGAGACGTGCTCGGGCCCTACGTAGTCTCAGGACCAGTCGGGAATAACTGGCGCACATCAGAATGCTGGGTGCTCAAGTGCAGCGCAGGATGCGGGCACACCCTGAAGGTAAAGGCCGGGGATCTCAACTCGGTGCGGTTCCGAAAGTCATGCGGCGGGTGCGGATATCGTCCAGAACATCCTTGACGTGTCCAGTAAAGCGGGACCATATTGTACGCCATGAAGACGACTGATCGGATGCAGGTGTGCATCGAGACTGGGGTGAGTCTCGAGGTGATGTCGCGTTGGGACAACGGTAAGCCGATTCGTGAGTCAAATCGCAGAGCTATTGAAGCTGCGGTTTCGAAACTCGGGGATCGGCTTTCGACTGGGCGCAAGCACACAGCGAAAGAAGAAGATACGGCGGGAGCGTAACTCGTGCCCTGGCTAAAGCTGGACGACAAGTTCGCCGATTCTCCGAAGGTTGACGGGCTTTCCGATGCCGCTGCGCGCCTCTGGATAATGGCAGCGTGCTGGTGTCGTAAGCCCGAGAACGTGCGATACGAAGGGTTCGTCCCTGAGGCAGCGCTGGCCACAATCACGCGCCGAAGATGGCCTACCGAACACGTTCGGGAGCTTGTTCGGGAACTCGTTGACGCAACTCTCGGAGGTACCCACAAGCATGGCTTGTGGGAAACATGTGATGGCGGTTGGAAATTCCACGACTGGGAGCAATTTCAACCAATCGATCATGGTTCGGTTACCGATTTGGCCAGGAAAGCTGGGCTAGCCTCGGCAGAGGCCAGGAGGAAACGCGACGGGACAGCAGTGCCAAAGCACGCGCGCAATCGGGTCACTACCGAACACGTTCGGAACCCGTTCGGAACCCGTTCGGTGGGCGTTCGGTCAGATGAATTTCAAAAAACCCCGCAAATCATCATTCAAAATGACCGAACACGTTCGGTAGAAATTACTCATGAAATATCCGAGGAAAATCGAACGCCCACCGAACACGTTCGGTCTGTTGCCACCGAACGCACCGAACCTCCCATTCCCATACCCAATCAGAAGCAAAGCCTAAAGTCGTATGGTCAAGGCAAGGACCTGTCAGAAAGCGCGCGTCCCGCGTGTGATATGTCCGCTCCTCGACAACGCGACGCGACGGAGCTTCGCTCGGATCCTGAGCAAGAGAAGCCGTCGCAAACCAGGCTGCCTGACACTCAGGCGCGAGTTCAGACCAAGCCAGCCCAACGGGAGCCACGGGAACCTAAGGTGGCCTCAGAGGTCAAGCCAGTGGCCTTGCCGTCTAGGTCGACTCGAGTGCGTACCGAGCTCTCGGAACTGCCAATCGGTGAGCTGGCCAAGAGGTGGCGGGAGAACCCGACGTGGGTGGCAGAGTCGAACCCGCAGAGCAGACCCGAGCTGACCGAGGTCGCTCTGGCTTGGGACACCGCCGTGGGGCTCCGTCCGACTCCGCTTGGGCACCCAGGGCGCGACACGTCGACGAAGGCGCTGCTCGAGCTCTACGCCGACGGCGTGACCAAGGAGGCGATCCTGCGTGCCTGCGAGCAAGCTGGGCGCACGGGTTGGATTTGCGGTCGAGAACAGGATTATCGAGGACAGGTGCGCAAGCGACGCATCGCAGTCCTGAGTGTTGGTGTTTTGAGAGACCTATTGGACGCGGCTCCGTCTGCTGAAGTGACTGGGGTTAGCCCCGCGGTAGCGGCGATGCTTGCGGAAAGGAAACGAGCGGTATGAGTGCGAATAAAAGCGAATGGCCAGGCGATAAGCTACGCCGCGAGATTGCGAAGCTAGAGATTCAACGAGCACACGTAACCTTGCTGCTTGAGTTGGAACTCAAACATGTGAAAGAACTTGAGTCGGATATAGAACGCATCGAGTCGGAGCTTTCGGCGATGCGCGCCGAGATTGGCGGTGCAAAGTGAGTGAGAACCAAGTCACCGCCGCCGAGCTTGCCGAAGCGCTGCGGTCTGTAATTGACGTAGTGTCGGAATATCTGTGTGACGACTGCGGGCTCAACGAGAGCAAGCAATTGGAGAACGCTCTCGCGACGCTGGATCGCTACGACGCGCATCAAAACGAAGAACCAGTGTGTACAGGTTTGTCCGCAGTCTGGTGTCCACGCTGTGGAGACTGCACGTGCGATCTGAATGTGTACGGAGAGCGCGACCTATGCACATCGAGTTGCCGCCTGCACGGAACCCCGATGGTATCGCGTCATGCTGAGAGTGAGCGCTACGGCGCGCAGCAAAAGCGGAAGGTAGAGCTCTGCGAGTGGAACCCGATTCACGGAGTTCCGGCCAAGAGTGACCTGCCGTATAATTGCCAGAACGAAGCAACGTGGTCGGTTGGTCGCGGAAAGCGCACCCTTCACCTCTGCGACAAGTGCGCAGCGTCGCCTGATTTCAAGCGGCTCAAGCGCAGGGTTCGGCTGAAAGAAGGCGTGTGGATTGCGGAGGAAGCGGATCCAGTTAGGACCGAGATCGAAGCGGCGGCGGTCAACGTCGTTAGTGCCCATGAAAAAGTGATCCGATCAAAACATGGGTCTGAAACCAGAAATTGGAATCGAACAGGTCGCAGCAAGGCGATCGAAGCACTTCGTGACGCACTGAGAAAGAGAGGTGCACTGTGATTCCGGTTTGCGACGAGCGTCACCTGGATGTGTTCCTGTATTGTATCGACTGCGCGCATGAATTCGTAAAGGGAGACCCGAGGTGTGCAGACTGTGAGTGCGGTTCACTGTTCGAGGCTAACCCACCAGTGTTCACTGACGCACTGAGAAAGCGAGGAGAATAGTACGATGTCGAAGATGGTGATGACTGGGTACACGGAGCTTAGTAGCGGGTTCAACGGAAACCAGGAAGAGTACTGGGTAGACGTCCGCGGCAGATTCAAGTGTGCAAGATGCGAGCGCAATTCGGAAATCGTAGGAACTGTGCGCATCTCAAAAATGGCGATGCGATTCACGTCGCTTGATACGGTCATAACGAACAAGCTCGAAAGGCTTGCGCCTGTGTGCGATTGCGATATGATGCGTTGCCGCATCGGTACGGCGTACATGCGGCGGCACAGGTTGATTCTGAAGGCGGTGAAACGATGAAGAACGGGAATTGTCCGACGTGGTTCGTTGTGAAGTGGCTGGGGAAGCACCCGAAGCATACTGCACTTGCACCGGAGAATGGTTGCGTGCTGATTCGGGAGCGCAAACTATGACGGAGATACCAGCGAAGCCGTTGACTGACTCCGACGAAGCTTGGCTCGATTGGGCTAATAAGCACTTCCCGTACGACGAGGAATTTGCAGAACGTGTGAGAACGTCTAGGTTCAGGCCGAAGCGCGGGTCATTCGAGGAGCTACAGCTAATCGCTACCGTACCGACGCGCACGCGCGGGTTCCTTGCGCGCCTGTGGTTCCGCGGGCAGGAGTTCCAGGCCGACATAGAAAAGGCGCAGGAAATCGACAGAGGAGTGCAGCGAGAAAAAGAAAAGGCGAGACTCGTGTCTCTCGCTAAGGAGGCGCTCGCTGGCAACTTAGGCTACACGCAACAGCAGAAAAACGACTCGCGCGCAACTGCGCAGGCGTACCTATACGAAGCTCCGGAGTCATGCTCTTGGGAGGAGCTCAGTGATTGGTTTGTGATGCATCGCTACGGGAAAGCTGTTGCGAGCGGACGCAATCCGCCGCGGCCAACGCTCTACTCCGAAAGGATGAAGTCTGCCGAGGTGCGACGTGATGTCGAAGAGATAGACAGCGCGATAGGTTCGTCTCAAGGTGCATTCGGATGGTGATGCGCAAAAGCACTGGTGCAGGAGTCCCGCGTCTGTCAACGTACGAACGCGGAAGGTCGTATGTCGCAGAGACGAAGGAATTGGAGGTGCGCCATGGCATAGGGCTACTTTCGAAAGGGCCAAGCGGTTGGGAAGTGCTCCCGGTTGACGCGAGACGATGGGCTACAAGCAGAAGGAACAGGAGGACTCGATGATAAAGTATTGGATGTTCGTGTCGTTTGTTATCGGAGCAATTCTGGCGCTGTTCTACTTGTTCGGGTGCGAGCCAATCGCTACCGAAGAAGTGCAGTCGGTCGACGCGTGCGAGTTTGAACACGCAGTCCCGGTTCCGTACCAAGGATGCAATCGAATCATCGGAGAGTTCAGGGTGGCGCGCTTCGACACCGAGACACAGCAGTGCGTCCTGTCGCAAGAAACGTACGGATGCTACGGGGCGGAAGAGGAGGTGTACGTTGTCGGTGAGTACACCGTCGAAGAGGTTGAATCGTACATCTCGAATCAGTGCGATGTTTGCTACGACATGCAGTAGGCTCGAACATAGAAAGGAATCGGTAACGTGAAAGAGAAGTTCGTTTGCTCGCAGGAAGAATGCGAGCGTTTCAACAAGTCGCCATCGAAGACATTCCTTGGAAGATTTCCAGGACACAACGCTGTTTTCCGTATCAACGAATCAGGCAATCGAGAATACATCGGGAATGTAGTTTGCGAAATTGAAGGCACCGTGATCGAAACAATCGCAGAAGGTTGCAGTGAAAAGCTCCTCGATAACAGCAGGATCATATCGATTGCGAAGGAATTCGTTCACGGCTGCGCAATCGCCTATGGCGCTCTTAGGGAAAAGCATAGGCTCGACGCACCAAGAAAGTGGGGAGGAGAGCAGTCCACTGTTCCAATGTATCAGCAAGGGGAGCCCGGCAAAGTCAAAGGATTCTTCATCCCGGTCGAATGCGAAGGCCAAACTCCGAAGTCGGTTCGGTACAAGATCGAAGAGCTGACGCCGGGAGAGAAACAAGAGCCAGCTAAACCAGAAGAAGTGATGCCCGGGTGGATGCCTTCTGACAACGTAATTGCTAAGTTCGGGCAAACCGACAGCAGTGGGTTTTTTTTCTATCTTCGGCGCAGCGATACGCACCTAACGATCATGAGGAGGGTTCGCAGCATGTCGGATTACGCCGTTGGAAGGATTGACTCACCAGGAAACGGGTATGTAACGTATCCAACCGACGATGAGGTGCTAAAGGCGGCTCTTGCGTTCGTTGAGAATTGCAGGCCAGACAAGGAGAAGCCTAAGGCGCCTGAGGTTTTGCCACCGGACGGGTGCTACTGGAGTTCGGAGGTAGATTGCACACTGCTGCTAACTAAGGACTGTGGGATAGCAATTGGGAGGGTCCCCAGAAGCAAAGAGGAGCGCGATGCAATGCTTGCATGCGTTGAGCGCTTCGATCCGAAGATGACAACTCTGGCGCGATTCGATGGAGAATCGTTCTTGTTCCGCGCCAATCCAGTGCTCGAACGTGGCCGCTACGCTGTTTCATTCCGCAAGCTCCCAACAGGTTGATTCCGCAGAGTTTATTGCTAGACTGAACGGCAGACCTACATGAGTAGACAAGGGCGCACAGCACAGATTGGGCAGGAGAAGAGTCCGCCCAGTCAGCTGTGCGCTGTTCATGCGCGCGCGCGCGACGCCAGGACACGCTCAGAACGCGTGGAGTACGTCGCCAAGCTGATGGCCACCGGAGAGTTTCGACGCGGTAAGACAGCCAAGGAGCTGGCACCAATCTGGAGCCTGTCCGCGTCGAATGTGCACGACATCTGCGCTGAGGCGAGCCGAACGGTGCAGGGTTCGGTCAACGTGTCGGAGGTGCTTCGCACCTTCGGTGAAGCTGTTGACGAGTTGCTGTCGCTCGGACATGAGTGCCGCGACAACGATAGGCCCCGCGAGGCAATCGTCGCATTCTCAAAGGTCGCTGAATTGTGCATGCAGGTGACCTTGAAGCGCGACGTACTCCCAAGCGGAAACGACAACCGGCTGGACACGGTGCAGAAGCTGATTGCCGCCGGCTGGACACCACCACCACCCGAGGGACTGCCAATGCCGTACCTCGATGATCCGGAGAATCTGAATGTCGAGCGAGAAAATCGTAGTAGCAAAGCGAGTGAGACTTGCGACGTCGAAGGAGACGATTGACGAGCGCGGGAACATCGGTGACGAATGGGTCGCAGGGTTCGTCAAAGAGCTCGTCGTGTTCCCGAATTCTCACAACGCTCGATGCAGAATAAGGGGAAGCGTTCGCGTCGCCGTGTACGTAAGCTATGAGCCAGATGACACATCGCAGTCTGCGTGGGAGCAGGCATCGGAGTTCAAATGCGAACACTGCGGTCAGTTCTTTGCGTCGAGCCAGGGGCTCGGCAACCACATCGCGACGAAGCATGGGAAGAAGAGCATGTGATGCAACTGTCAAAGGCAGAGGAAGCTAGGAGGGTTCGTTCGTGCATCGCTGTGATAGATGTCACTCGCGTGGCTCTGAACGAGATAATGCAAGCAACGAACAACTCAGAGCTTGAGCCAGCTGGTTCCACGCTGGAGGATGCGCGGAATCTACTCGACTACTACGTGAATGCGAACGAAGAGAAGGAAGGTTGAGATGCTACGGGTGACGGAACAGATTATTGCTGATGCGGTGACGGTCGACGAAACGGTACGCCTTGTGAATGGGATGCTTGCGAAGCGGGTGAATGCGTTGAGACTGTTTGAGAGAGGAAATGAGGAGTCGTTCGACCATACGCAGAAGATGGTCCGGTACTTCAGGGAGCACCTCGCGAAGTTCGACCCTCGAGCTGTTGGTGCATTCGTCATGAACGGCGGCGCTAAGCTGCAGCAGTTTTTCCCTGACGTAACGCGCGGAGTTGAGAAGGTGTTTACTGGGAATGCTCCGCACGACATCTGCAACCTGGTCGGTGATGAGGCGCGAATGTTCCTCGTCGAGGATGTCCTTACAACTGGCAGCTCAGCGCTGCGTGCGGTAGACACGCTTGCCAAACACGGCATTGGTGTCGATTTCATGTTCGCGTTGATCGATAGGAAGATTGGAGCCGTTGAGAAACTTCGCCGCGCTGGCGTGAACGTCGTGTGCGTCGCTGATGTCCCTGCGTACCACGATAGGTACTCGCTGGACGTGAAGGCTGGTACCAGACAATGAACTGCGCACTGATACTTGACCACCTGCTCGTCGAGATCGAACGCGAACGAAAGATGCGCGAAGCTGTCGCCGCGATACGTCGAATGTCGTTCTGGGACAACACGGAAGAGGGCGAGTTCTTGCGCGAAATCTATAGTGCCTCGCGAGCTGGCTGGAATCAGCACATGTTTGATGCGCTAGCCTACGGTTCCGCGGCAATGAATCTGAAGAAAGGTAAGTTACCATGAATAGTGACGATGATGAGAAGACTGATGTAACGACCACGGAGTTCGACGAGGGCTTCTCGCAGGCGAGACTGCGATTGCTTGAACGGCTTAGCGTATGTGCGCCAGAACTTCGTACGGTGCGCACCGAAGCTCTGAACGCAATCACTGACGCGTTCGACGAAGTACTTCTGAACGGGAAGCTTGAAGGATTCGCTGTCGCCATCACATTCAAGCGCGGGGATGACTACTTCGAGGAGCTGGTGAGCAAACTCGCAGAAACCAATCCAGAGTTCGTGAACAGTCCACAATGGATCGCCGGAATAGAGCCCCACGACGAAGTGTACCGGCGCGGGGCTCTGGCTGGGTTCAGGCTCGCCATCACAGGCGACGAGACCAATCCAGATTTCGTTCGCACCAAGGCAATCGTCATGCAGCTGAGCAAGTTGGAAGATGGATTCGCGAGCAAATTCCAAAGCCTAGACTCAGGCTCTTGACGCGTGTGTGGGATGGTGTATACCAATCCCACCGTTCACCACAATCTGTTGACCGCCCCCGGAGTTACGTTGAGAGCCCGCCCAATAGGTGGGCTTTCGCGTTTCTTGTGCTACAGATTGCGCGAGTGTTCGCATTTGAATGCACGAGGCCAGTTGCCGCTGGCCTTTTGCATTTCTGGTTGTCTGTTGCGCGAGCATCAATGGGTACAACGGCGCCAAGCCAAACGGGTACCAGTTTGACAGATTGGTCAATTTGGCAATCCGGCAATCCAGCAACTACCGCATCATGCTGCGAGGGAACGCCATTCCGTTACGCCGCATGTCGCCTGCTGCACGCTGCAGACGCTCAACCTCTGCGCGCTCAATCGGGTCAGCCAAGGTAACAGCGTTCTTCCGTCTCTCAACCGTGTAGTGTCGCGCCTCGCGCCACGAATAGAGCACAGCGTCACACGAGTGGTTGCGCATTCCGGGCATCTCCTCAAGGCGCTTCTCGTTCTTCCAAAGGAGCTTCGTCGCCTGCTCAGTCCAAGTCGCTGTGCCTCGCCGGACGAAACGGACCATGCCGGTTGAGACCGCGCCGTTGAACAGCGCGATGTAGCCGCGCTTGTCCGTCTTCTGGACGTTCTCAACTGGAAGCGAGAAGTACTTACGGAACTCGTCGATGTACCCCTTGCCGAGTCCGCCATGGTCACCAACGAGGCGGGAGAAATGGTAGAGCTTGTTCAATGCGGCGAGATGCACACCGAGGTCAGCTGCGTTGTTCAGTCCCGCTGGCTCGGTAACTTCGGTGATGTAGACCTCCGGCAAGTCTCTGGTGAACGCCGAGATTGCGAGCGCAACGTTGTTGGTGGCGCCGATGTCGAAGGCCAGCACGTACTCCCACTCGTGTCCGCGCGGTAGTTCGTCGACGTACTCAGCAGACTCGGCCGTCTCGTAGACGAGCCCGCTCGTGTCTTGCACCCACATGCCATCGCGGAACTGCTTGACCTGGATCGGTGTGAGCTCCTCGAGCGATCTATGGTAGTCCTCCCAATCGAGCCCTGGATTGTCCTCGGCATGGGCAGGTACGAACACCCGCCTGACGCTGCCATCCTCACGCCTGATGACGAGTGGCGGGCTCCCCGGGGGGAATCCCTGCCCCTGCGCAATGCCGTACCGCGAGCAGATGAAGTCGTGCCCGATTCCTCCGGGATTGGTGGCGAGCCGCACGCGCAGCGGGAACGACTTGGGGAAGCTGGCCTTGCGACGGAGTCGCGAGAAAAGGAACTGGATTACCCGCCCCTCGAACTGAGTCGCCTCATCGAGCCCGATGAACTGGTACTCAGGCCCGCGGTAGTTTGCGAGGTCGTTTTCGTGGGCGATATAGCCGAAGCCGATGCGTGCCCCCGAAGGGAATGTCCACGTTTTGAGTTCCTCGCACCACCGCGCGTCGCTCTTATCCCACCACTGATGGGCGCGATCCATGAGTGCGTTCGGTTGTGATAAGTCCTTGAAAGTCCTACGGAATATGATTGCCGAGTACTCTGGAATGTTGATGCCCTGCAGTGCCGCTCCGAGCAGAGCATCGGATTTCCCGCATCCAGCGGAACCTCCGTACATCGCATCCCTGCACGTTAGGGACAGGAACAGCCGCTGCTTCGGGGATGGTGGATGCGGTAGGTACTGAGACACACTGAGTATTGTCCGGACTAGGTTAGCACCCCAATCTAGCCGAGTGCCCGAACAATTCGAACGAACCATCGCGGTGCTCAGAGAGCAGGGACTGCTCGATAGGTGTACGTCGCTCTCGTGCGACGGAGTCGTTGTGACGCTAACTCCTAAGGCTCCGGACGTTCCAACCCGCAGAGAGGTTCCAGCAGTGCAGCCCGGTGAGTTGCTGTTCAATGCGCTCTCCAATGCTTTCCCTGGCGCAGCGATTCCTCCGTCGCTTCTCAGGCAAGCACGGAAGGGTGACGTCTGATGTCGCTCAGTGCCGCATGGTGGGAGCAGGAGGACCGTGAGAGTCAGGACGCACTCAACGGTCTCAAGTCGCGCTTTGAGAGCGCCTCGAGTCAGGCGAGCGTTCGCACTGAGCTCGACACATTCTTTGAGTCCCTCTACTACGACAGGACGTACGCGGGTTTCGTTGCGGGGGAAAGCACGATCGATCTGCTCGTCGGCACCGTTGAAAGCTCGCTTCGAGAGAACGTGATTCAACGAATCGTCAGTGCGTTCGCCTCGAAGCTGTCGCGTCAACGCAACAAGCCTGTGATGCTGACGGACGGCGCCGATTGGCGTCTGCAGCGCAAGGCCAAGAAGCTTGAGAAGTGGATCTGGGGGCAGCTGCAAGCGTGTCGCATCAACGAGGTGATGCGCGACAGCGACACTCAGATGCTGCTCAAGGGAACTGGCATCATCTATACGGGGAGCAGGCGCGACGAGATCTACTGCGACGTGGTTCCTCCCAACGAGATCAAGGTGAGCACCGCGGCAGCAATGCGTGGGGACCCTCGCGACATCTATCGAGAGCAGGTCGTTGACCGCCGACGGCTAATGAAGCTGTACCCAGAGAAGGCAGACGAGATTGAGAAGGCTCGAGCGTTGCCACCTGAGGTAGCGTTCTTGGCGACTGGCGAGTTCGACACGGATATGGTGCGTACCATTACTGGGTGGCGACTACCGTCGTACGAGGAAGCCGAGGATGGCGGAACCATCGTTGCGGTCGAGAACGTTGTGTTGAGCGCTTCCGAGTGGTGCCGCCCTAGGTTCCCGTTCGCAGTGTCGCGGTTCATGCTTGCCCCCGCAGGGTGGTTCGGCATTGGACTCGTGCAGGCTCTAGTGGCGATGCAGCTCGAGCTGAACAGGCTGAACGCCGACAAATCCGACGCGATGCACCTGCTGTCTGCACCGTTCGTTCTGGCCCCAACGGGTTCGTTCGTTGCCAGCCACTTCTCCAACGAAATTGGCAGAATGCTCGAGTACAACCCGACATATGGCCCGCCGCAGATTGTTACACCGAGCCCGATCTCGCCAGTGATGTTCGAACATTGCGACCGCGTGAAGAGCGGCATGTTCGCGCAGTCGGGTCTGAGTGAGATGGCAACGCAGGGATTCAAGCCTGCGGGGCTCAACTCTGCGCCGTCACTGCGCGCGTACGCCGATATGATCGACGACTCTATCCACGACATCTTCCTGCGCCGCGAGCAGATGATTCTTGATGTTGCCGAGAACATCATCTGCGAGGCTGAAGAGATGCTCGAGGGGGAGCACCGCCCGAAGCGCGCAAAGCACACGGGCCCGCGCGGAATCACGTATTTCGACTTCGAAGATGTGAAAATGGCGCGCGAAGAGTACACGCTAACAATGAAGGCAGCGTCTGATCTATCGACGACTCTTGCTGGGAAACTCGAGGACCTAGAAGAGCTTCGCGCGCTCGGTATCGTTACTGACCCTGCCGAGATGCAGGAGCTGATTCAGATGCCTGATCTCGACACAGCCGCTTCTCGCCGCAACTCGATGCGTGAGCTTCTGCTGCAGACGATCGAGGACAAGATTCTCGAAGAGGGTATCGCGATATGCCCAGAACCGACGTGGGATCTGAAGCTCGCGATGAAGCTGTGCATGGCCACTCGTTGGCGCGCGCAGCTGATGACCAATGTCCCAGAGGGACGCATTGCATTACTTAGGCGCTTCGAGAAAAATTGCGCCTACTACATCTTGACGGCACAGGGGCAGCCAGCTGACGCCGCGACGTACGAAATGCCCCAACAAGTAGCAGAACAACCGCCTCTGGACATGGGTATGGCCGAGTCGCCAATGGGGGCGATGACGCTACCTACCGATGTGCAACCTGGGGCAGCCCTTTCGCCGGAGGGAGCCACACCGGCAGCCATTGGATAAAGCACCATGGGAGCAATGAGTAACCAGTCCACCAACGCCCAACAGCAAAACGCACCGCAATCTCAGGACCCCGGGGAGATGGCACTCTCTATCCTGCAGAGCGCGATTGACGATGATGTTGCACGTGGAGCCGCGACTGAGCAGCAACCGCAGGGAGCTAAGGGCACTGCGCAAGCTGAGACGAGCGAAACGCCCGAGGTCGAGCCACCGGAGCCCGACGAGAACCCGATCGTCCAAGCCCTATCGAAGAAAGAGGTAGACCCAAAGGGTCTGCAGAATCAACACGCAGCACTCACCCGGAGAGCCAGAGCGCTTGAGGCTGAGAAGGCGCGAATAGAGCAGGAAAAGGCGGATATTCTCAAAGAAAAGTCCGAGCTTGGGAAGATTGACGGCATCTCAGACATGGTTGCATTCGTCGCCAAAACGCGAGGAATCAGTGAGGCCGATGTCTGGGAAGATGTCGTCGACCAGATCAAGAACAACGGGAAGCGTTCGCCTACAAATAAGGCTGTGCGCGTAGTCGAAGAGCTTCGACGCGACATCCTGGGCGACCGCCAGAAAGCGGAACAACAGGCCAGGGAGCAAGAGGCTCAATCGCAGGCTGAACAAGCCGAACAAGCCGTCCTTACCTGGAAGACTGAGGCCGTGGAAACGGTCAAAAAAGACGCAGAAAAGTGGCCAATAACTTCGAAGATTCCTGCCCGCGCATTGGCCATCGCAGCCTATGACGTGGCCGAGGAGTACTTCCAAACAACCGGCATAGTCCCGACACACGAGCAGGTGCTGGACTATCTCGAGCACGAGGCGAACGTGGGGAGCGCGCAGCAACCGGCCGCTCCTAATTCGCATCCCGCACCCGCCACGGGCAATGGCGGAGCTAAGGCGCCGGCGGCGCCGCCCAAACAGAAGGCAAAAACCATCTCGAATCGCGACGCTTCTGAATCAACGCAGAGCAAGGACCCGCTGAACATGACTCAAGAAGAGCGTGACGCGGCCGCACTGCGAATCCTTCAGGGCGCGTTCGCATAAGGACTCCAATGATCACGATTTCTCAGATCGCGAATTTCTACAAGACCGTCCAGCCCGAGGGCATGGAATCCCTTGTGTATCCCGTCTCTCCGTTTCTCGGGCTGATTAAGAAATGGACCGAGTTCTACGGCTCGGCGAAGCAACTTGCATGGCTCGTGAGTCGCGGCGGCGGGGCTTCTGTGTCGTTCTCCACGGCGCAAGCTGCCGGCACCGTCCCCAACTACCAAAAGCCGTCTATCACGCGTTCTCGCTTGTACGTCGTGAAGCAAATCGGCAACGAGGACATCGAAGCTTCACAGTCGAGTGTTGGCGCACTCCGTGACCTTCTTATCGAGCAGCGCGATCTGGCGATGCAGGACTTGAAGTACAGAGCCGCGAACATTGTGCTCGGAAACGGAACCGGTGCCGTAGCCAGGATCTCGTCTGGATCCAACGTCGGAACAGCAACGATTACGCTCTCGGATATCACCCAGATCCGGAACATCATCGTCGGTAACGTCTACAACACGTTCACGGCTGGCGATTCCGCGGTCAATACTGGAGATTGCACGGTAACCGCGATCGATGAAGAGGCGGGCACCGTCACTCTAGGTGGCAACTGGTCCGCAGCATCGAGCGGTGTTGCCGCGGGCGACTACATCGTGCCGAAGAGCGACTATAATGCCGTTCCGAAGGGCGTGTTCGCGTGGAACCCTGTCACCTTGCCTACCGTTGGCGGCGGCGATTCGTTCTTCGGCGTTGATCGTGGCGGAAGTATCGGGATGGCAGGTTGCCGTTACGCGCCATCATCTGGTACCCCGCTCGAGGTGCTGCTCAATTCGCTGCATTTGCACGACCGCTACGGCGGAAAGCATGACTCCGCATTCCTGAATCCTATGGATCTCGGAAACGTGATCAAGGAAGCGGGTAATCTGCAGCGAATCAACACGAACGCTGTCGGAAGCAACGGTAAGCAGATTGCGTCCGTAAGCTACCAGGCAGTGGTCATCAATGGTCCGCAGGGGCCAGTGAACCTATACTCCGAGCCGAACATCCCGCGTTACCAGCCGCTCGTCACTCGCGTGAGCGCATGGGAGCTGTGGTCGCTCAACGAAGCGTTCCGCCTGCTCACCCGCGGAACCAACGGCGGAGAGCTTGCCATCTACAACGCGGATGGCATCGAGCTGCGGTTCGGTGGCTACTGGAACCAGGTTTGCCGGGTTCCTCGCGACTCGATGGTGGTCACGCTGCCGACGGCGGCATAACCGAGAGCTTCGGACAACAACCAAGATAAGGGCCCTGCCTGCGGGGGCCCACCCAGGAGAAAACCATGTCTGATAGCTCACTGCTTCATCCGCTGAACACTTCCAAGCGCGGCCGCATCAACATGTGTGGCTCGTTCACGACTGCAAATACGTCTGCCCCAACGACTCCAGTTGGTGACGGGGTTGCCGCCCGAACTGGCACCGGAACGTTCACGATTACCCTGCCAAACATGCCAGGAACGCTCGAGAGTATTACTCCGCACATCTCTGGCGGTGCGAGCACGATCGATGCGACGTACTCAGCTGGCGTAATCACAATCACAACGTACACGTCGGGATCTGCCGCCGACACCAACGCGTTGCGCGTCAACTGGCGAGCAACGTTCTCAACCAGAGTCAGCCTGTAAGGCAAACCATGAACCGAGACGAATTGCGTACTGCTATCCTGAGGCGAGCCGACATGGTTGGCAGCGCATTCGTCTCGGATGCTGAACTCGATGCGTGGATTGACATCTCGATCGCGGAGCTGCACGGGATTCTTCGAACGAAGTACGGCGACGAGTATTTCTCGAAAACTACCTGGATTCAGGTCATCCCAGGAACAGATCCAAACATCGCATGGCCACGGCTCGAGGCGAATGTCGAGTCGTCGATACCAGGCCCAGACACTGGGTATGCGTCGTCATACCCGATGCCTGACGACTTCCTTTCGTTGGTGCGCGTTCAGTTCCTTCGGGGCGACGTAACGCGGACTAGCGTGCAGGTTGGGACGCCTGGCGATTACAGGATCGAGGCCTCCGAGAACTGGACCCTGAGCACGCCCGACAAGCGCGCTTTGCCGATGCATCCAATCGACACGGCTGGGCAGCTCATGGACTTCACGCCGCGCAATTGGATGTCGCACACCCCGAAGTACCGACTCCGCGGCGGACCAGTAAGGCAGCTGTCGCTGACCACTCTCAACGAGGGAGGGTCACCGGCGTATGCTGAGGTATGGAAGATGGGCACGGTCATCGATTTCCTGCCTCCTCCCGCCGAGCGCTACGCCGTCCAGGTCACCTATGTGCAGGCCCCTCAGTTGCTCCCGACCCATCCTCACATCGCATACGTGATCTGCGGGGTAGCGGCGATGTGCCTTTCCAAGCAGCAACAGGACCCGAGCGCCCTATTGGCGGAGCAAGGCAAGGTCGTGTCGCTCATATCGGGGCCAGTGGCGACTGTTGACGCGGCCAACCCGAAACGCGTCGTAGACGTGCGCGGAGGCGGTCTGCGGCGCCGGTACGGGCCGTGGCCGTACGAGCCTTGAGGTCAGCGCCTAGGCCAGTCAAGTCGAAGGACCCCGATCTCGAGGAGCTGTCGCGGCAGGTGTGCGACCTCTGGCGTGAGTACTCACCCTTCGCGTCTGGGGTTCTTGTCGACGTAGTAATCAACACGCTTCCGGCAACCAAGCGCATCCACCACAAGCTAGGCAGGGCGCCTTCTGGGTGGGTCCTGATTCGCCTTGTTGCGTCAACCCCTGTCTCGCTCGTCGAGGTCCCTGGGAGCGCAGACGCTCAATTCATCACGTTCGAGTCAACCGATCCGTGCACGGCAAAGGTCTGGATTTTCTGATGGCACTCGTCCCCCAACGCACCAGCATTCCGTTCATCGGCGGCCAAGAGCAGCAGATCTCAAAGGAGCTTGTTGATCCGCCGCTGTTGCTCAAGGCGCACAACGTCATTCCAGTTCGAAACGGAGGACTCGTAAAACGCCCGGGTTGGATTTGCGAGGACTTTTCCGTTCACGGGTTCCCTTATCTCCCGCAGCCAGAGCGTATCGCGCGCCGCGGCAACGAGATCCTCTGGATAGGAGGATCCATCACAACGGTTCGGCTCAACCATTACCCACCGACGCTGATCTCAAGGGCAACAGCGGAAGCTACCGAGAACGCTTCCCCTCCAGTTTGGTCTGCCAAGGGTGCCGTCCCGCGATTCAACACGCGTAAGCTGCTCGACGTCACCCACTCGAACATCGGTGAGAGCATCGGCGCGTGGGATTGCGCTTTCGCTGGCGACAGCGAGAGCGGTCAAGGCGTCGTGTGCATGGTTTGGCGGAGCACGAACTACAGCGAGACGGATTCGACGATTGAGTACGCAGTCGTTGACGTGGAAACACGTTCAATCCTGGCTCAGGCGAAGCTGAGCGTTGGCGCTTACTCGCACTCATTCGCCCGTGTTGTTGCGGCAAAGCACCCTGACGGAGCCTGGAGATTCCACGTTTTCTATGCTGTGCATGTCGAATTCGACGAATGCAGTATTTGGCACGCTGTGATTCCTGCAGCTACGCCGTGGACTGTGCCAATCAACGAACTCACGTTTGGGGCTTCGACTGGGTTCGACGCCTATGCAAGCGACGTTCTGGATGAAGGCCAGCGAATTGTGTTTACCCGCACAGAATACGGAACAACCGGAGTCTATGCCGGGATATTCTCGCTCACCCCGGGCGACGCTCTGATCCTAGAGGAATGGGCGCTCCGCACGTTCTCGTCTGTCGTGAATGGTTCGCCAATCTATTGGACTTGCTCCATCGTTTGCGACCCTAATGGCGTTGAGATTGCTGTCCACCTTGGTGTGATGTCCCCAGGCTGCGCCGGAACTCCGTCGAACGTTCTCGCCAATTTCATCGCATTCGATCTCCCTGACAACGTGATCAACTACGTCACTGACGTGGTGGCATCTCCGTACCCAGACATCACCCGAGACGATGATGGTGGGCAACAGGTTGGATGGGCAGGCGACCGCTACCTAAGTTCAACATTCCGACGCGACAACTGGTGGGTTTTCTGGAAAACGAGTTCTGAGAACAGCTTCAAGAGCGCGCTGTTCCAGGCTCAAAACGGACACGCACTAACGAAAGACACACCGATCGGTGCGACTGCTAGCCTAATCGCGTGGGGTAGACCGTTCCATCACAACGGCCAGACGTACATTCTGGTGTCGCGCGGACAGATGCCAGACTCTACCGGGATCGAAATAGCTGCGCCGTATCGCGAGGGAATCACTGGGGGAGACCCGGTTACGTCGTATCGAATCGCCGGAAGGGTTACTCGCGGAGACGTTGCGTTCGATTCCGTGTTCGCGCGTGAGAACGGGGTGCCGCTGTGTCGCGGCAGGAATTCAGTCGCCGAGTCTCTCTACCAGCGCGGACTGTTTTTTACCGCGATCCCAACGATCACGTTGGACGGAAGAGAGCACGTGATCTCACTGTTCGAGCTCGACGCTCGAGACCCGCAGAGGTTTGCTTGGGTTGAGGCATTCGGCGACACGTTCTTCGCGTCGTCTATTCCTTGGACGTACGACGGAGGTACTGGGCACGAGCTTGGGTTCCCGTGCCGACCACAATCGCTGTCGGGCGAAATCTCACTCTCGGAAGTTGACTCGTCAACTGGAGGACTTGGAACACCACCTCAGGTCTATTACGTCAAGGCCGTGTGGGAAGGGATTGACTCGATGGGTCGCCTGGTTCGCTCAGGCGTTAGCTTGGCTGACCCAATCACGATCTCAGCTCCGCTGAAGACGATCGCGGTAACGTACCTGAACCTGTGCGTAACCACACACAAGGACGTCCGGTTGGCGATCTACGTGAGCGAGGACCAGGGCATCACTTACGTACGCAGCGAGCAACTCATCAAGAACGCGCAGTACGCCACGACGCCGACGACGGTTACTCTCGACCCCCGCAGACTGTTCCAGATTGGGCAGCCAACGATCTACACGGACAGGATGCTCCCCTGCGACCCGCCGATCCCCGCTCAGCTCATCTGCGAGTGGCAGCGACGAATCTGGCTCGTCAACGGAAGGACGGTTTCCCCGTCACACGAGGTCATCGATGGCGAGGAGCCGGCGTTCAGCGACGAGCTGAGGTTCCAGTTGGCGCGCGACGCAACCGGCATTTCCCCCTACGACGACCGCTTGGTTATTTGGGCAAAAGACGCGATATTCTGGATTTCTGGGGATGGCCCGAACGACCTCGGAGTGGACGGATCGTTCGGGCAGCCGCAGCGCCTACCCACCGATTTCGGATGCGTCGATTCCAGGAGTATCGTCCGCACCGAGCGGGGGATCTGCTTCCAATCTGAACGCGGCATCGAGCTCCTTGACCGAGGACTGGGCACTGGCGTCATCTCCGACGGAGTCGCAAAGACCGTGAGAGAAGACGGGTACTCAGAGATACTCAGTGCGTCTTGGGACCAAGCCACGCAAATCTGCCGATTCCTCGTCAAGAATCCAAGCACTGGCGCGTTCCTAGTCCTGTGCTGGCACACGCTCTACAGCTGGTGGACCACCGCGAGCATACCAGGGACGGGGCGCCCCGATTACACGGACCAGCCCAACGGGGTTCTGCGCGCCGCCGGAGCGAACTGGATGGCCCTCGGTGACCGATCCTCGCGCAACAGCAACCCGACATGCAGGCTAGCCCGAGAGACTGGTCCAGTCGGAGCGACGTACCTGGATAGGGCTGAGACTGGCTACACGGGGCCAGACGCGAACCATTGGTACCAGGCGGAGATCGAGACGGCGAACATCAAGCTCGACGGGCTGCTGGGGTTTGTGCGCGTTTGGAGAGCAGAGGTACTCACCTCTGACCAACGGGCGTTCACTGGAATCTCAATCGCCTGCATTGCGGATTATGCGGACACTGAGTCTACCGCCCCGAGGACATGGGAGTCAGAGTCGGACGTATCGGCCGCGGCCATCAATTCCGACCACCACGCATTCCCGGTCCACCTGAAAGATCAACAAGTGCAGGCGATCCGCCTCAAGATCAAAGATCTCCAGTTCCCGACGTCTTGGTCCGGGACCACTGAGACTTTCCTCAATTTTACCGGGTTTTCCCTCTATTGGGGACAGCAACCTGGCTCGGGACGCCGAGCAGAAAGCGCGAAAAAGTAATGGGCGTCTGGAACACTCTCAAGAAAGCCGCTGGAACCGTTGGTGGCTACGCCGTCGGTGGCCCAGTTGGAGCAGTCCTAGGCAGCGGGGCAGCGAAAAAGCTGTGGGGCGGAGTCAAATCCACGGTTGGAGGGCAGACCTCGTTCCAGCCGAGCGTGCAGAACATCGACCAGACCCAGGCCAACCAGGACCTGTCGCAGTCGCTGCAGGCGCGACAAGGGCAGAGCACACTGGCTCAGGCGCTCCAGCAGCGCGTCGCCGGTCAAGCCCCGAGCGTGGCTGCTCTGCAGGGTCAGTACGGAGTCGCGCAGGCAGCGCAGGCTGCCGGCAGGATCGCGGCAAACGCTCGCGGCGTGAATCGTGGTCTCGCCCTGCGGATGGGTGCCGAGGCTGGAGCAACCGGAATGGCCCAGGCCAACCGCGACGCGAGTATGTTGCGCGCTCAGGAGCAGGCGACGGCAGAGCAGACGTTGGGGCAACAGCTCGCCCAGCAACGTTCCCAGGACCTGCAGCAACGCACGGGGAGCCTGGGTGCGGCGCAGGCAAACCAGAACGCTCAGCTTGGTGTCCAACAGCTCCAGACGGAGCTCGCCAACGCCAACGCTACGCGGGCGCAGAAAGGGACCGGGGCTGTCCTCAGCTTCGCTGGCCCTCTCATCGGTGCGATGGCGTCGGACATCCGCGTCAAGGAGGGCGTTCAGCCGTCGACCGGATCGTTCGCTGAAAAGTTGTCAATGGTCGGACGAAAACTTTACAATCCTGCGTCAATCCAGGGTGGATACCAAGCTGGTGAGGCCGCGCAGGCAGCGGGCGTATCGCGCCAGATGTCGCGCCCAGCCGTGGACCCTTCCCTCGAGGACTCGGGCTCAGAAATGCCGAGCATGGCGACAAACTCGAAGATAGCCGACGCTTTCGTGAAGGGTCTGGCGTCTGCCGGCGGCGGGCTCATGAGCGACGCTCGAGTCAAGGAGGACCTGGCCCCGGTCAATCCCTACACGTACCGGTACAAGCCGGAGATGGCTGCGACACTCGCCGAGCAACTCGCCGCCAAGGCTCCGCCTGAGGAGCGCGATGCTGTCCGAGGCATGGCCTATGCGGACGCTCGAGCTCCACGAGAAGGCGTGATGACCCAGGAGCTGTCCAAGTCCCCTCGAGGGAAGAAAGCCGTAATGAACACTCCAGCGGGGCAGGCAATCGAGGGGCGCCGAGCACTGAGTTTCATCCTCGCCAACCAAGCCGGGCTCGATAAGCGCCTTGCAAAACTCGAAGGGACAGCAGCGTAATGGCAATCCCCGATTGGGTGCAGCAGAGCGTATCTGCCCCCGCTCCGCTACCTGGCGCAGTCGGATGGCAGCAGCCACCACAGGATCCGTACGAGGCCGCGGCTCAGGCTGGCATGCCGTACCAGCCACCACCGGTTGAACAGGCGCCAATCATGAGCACGCCCGAGCAGGCGCCGCAGATCTCCGTAGCACCGCAGGCGACGATGGATCCTCAGGAGCAACCAGTCCAAGCCGGCACAATGAGCGTTGCTCCGGCACAGCCAGTTGCGAGCGAGATCAACTACTCGCCGATGCCGCCCGAGGCTCCACCGCAACCAGCCCCAGTCGTTCAGCAGGACCCGACCGAGAGCGTCGTCAATATGATGTTGGCGAACTACCTGCGGCCAAAGGCGTACCCGCAGGCTGTCGTGAAGGCTTCTGAGACTTGGCAGCAGGCTGTCCCGAGCGCGATGCCTGGGCAGGAGGCGCCATACGCAGCAGCACGCCAAGCCCTCGAGGAGCAGCAAAACGAGGCGCTACTGGACCAGCGTCTGCAGCTCATGGATCGCGCCGATATGGCGGACCAAGAGACTCGCAACGCGTACCTGCAGGGCCGCGGGTTCGCGGCGGAAGCGTCTGCAATCGCAGACGAACAGGAGCAGCGTCGAGCTGTAATCGACGAACGCGTGGGTGAGCTGGACCGCCTCATTGAGCAACGAAGCAAGCTGCAGACTTCATTCGCAGAGCGCAATCCTGTGCGAGACATGTCGATGTGGACTCGCATCGCCATCGGAATCGGCGCCGCCGGTCAAGCGCTTGCTGGCGGCCAGAACGCTGCGCTCGAGTTGGCCATGCGAGAGATTGACGCGGACATGTCCAAGCAGCGCGACCAAGTTGACGCTCTCGGACTCGAGATTGCTGGGAAGCGGACATTGCTCGGTGACATGCTGCAGAAATTCCGTGATCCAGCAGCCGCTGACCACGCCACACGAGCCGCAATGCTCGGGCTCTATGAGTCAGGGTACCGCGCGCAGGCGGCGAAGGAAAAGTCCGCCGAGATGCGCGCCGCGATGACGAACGCTGCTGACGCTCTCGCTGTGCAACGCGAACAGGAAAAGCTGGCCTCCCTCACTGGTGAACATCAGACGCTTATGCGTTGGCGCCCCGCCGGTGCTGTTCCGGGAGGGATCCAGGGTCTCCGCAAGATGGCCAGCGATCTCGGTTTCAAGGACGGAACGCCGGAATTCCGCGAGTTCATGCAAAAGGGAATTTCTGGGCAATTGCCGCAATACATCGCATCTGGAGGCGAGATGGGCGGCCCCAATAATCTTCCGCGTGACCAGAATGCACGCGAACGAGTGCTCGCCGCACGCGATCTCGAAGTGCGTGTTCCGTCGAACATTGGAGGAGGAATCGGGTACGTCCCGAAGGGTTCCGCGCCCGAGGTCCGCAAGAACCTGGACGCAATCAGCAAGCTTCAGGGCCTCACCGATCAGGTGCGTGCTCTCAGCCGAAAGCACTCGAACCTGAGCCCAACCGATCGGCAGTTGGTTGAGGGAATCGCAACAACCGCCGTTGGCATAATGTCTCAGGCGACGGGCGCAGGGGCTCCAACTGGGCAAGAGCGCGACGAGTACGGAAAGGTGCTGACCGCCGGTGTGAACAACTTCTTCACTGGTGACAGCAAGATGCTGCTCGGTAGCCTCCAACGAATCCTCGACGTGATGAAGCGCCCAGCACTCGAGCAACTCACACAGGACCCGGCTGGAACCAAACCGTTCCAGGTTGGACCGCGGAGGCTCGCTAAGTAATGGCTGGCGTAACCGGCGTAACGATGATCGACCCGGCAACGGGCGATGCTGTCCCGATCCACCCGGACGACGTTGGGACCGCTGCTGAGCAGGGCTTCACCGTCGAAACCGATCAGGCACGCAAGGTCCGTGAGTACCAGGATGCGAACAGCGGATCGTTTGCCGAGGGGGCGAAGGCGTTCAGTGAGAACGCGCTCAGCAGCGCTACACTCGGTCTGTCCGACGTCGCATTGTCTCAGTTGCCTGGGTACTCGGAGGGACGCCAGATGCGGGACGAGACGTTCCGCGGCGCCGGCATGGCTGGGCAGGCAGCGGGTTTCCTCGTCCCCGGGCTCGGGGAAGTAAAAGCGCTTGGGACCGCGGGTAAGTTTGCGAAGGTAGTTGGCGCCCCCGCTTCGGCCGCGTCGAGACTTGCTACACGCACCGGGTCACTCGCGGAGAGACTCGTTGCCGGAGCTGCTCCTGGTGGTGCCAGGAGAGTCATCGCCAAGGGCGTCGGTGGAGCCGTTGGCGGTGCTGTCGAGGGTGGGATTATCGGCGCTGGCCAAGCCCTCTCTGAGTCGGCAATCCAAAACAAGGAGCTCACCGCTGAATTGCTCCTGAGCCACGTGCGCGATGGCGCGGCTATTGGCGGCGTGCTCGGTGGTGGTCTCGGAGCTGGCATTGAGGCGCTAGCAATCGGTGGCCGCAAGGTGGCAGAGGGCGCCCCGAGACTGCTCGAGTCAATGACGGGATCCAAGGGTGTCGAGGGGCTCGCGCAAACCAAGGCGCTGGCCTCGTTCGGCGCACTGGGAAAAGACTTCAAGCGGATCGTGAAAGAGGGTGGCGCGAACGCCCCGCGCAGGCTCGGAGAACGTATCCTACAGGAGGCTGAATTCTCTGGCCCCGGAGCGATGGGGCGCGCCGTGCGCCACGGTCTTGACGAGGCTGCAGACATAGCCGAAACGAAGACTACCGAGTACGGGGAGCGCGTTCGCAAAGTCTATCGCCAGATGACAGCCCGCGGCGAGGACGTTGAGCTGTCCAGGATCGCCGGTGACATCGACCGCGACGTCCTGGCCCCTCTTCGCTCGAGCGGATTTTCCCCCGACGCGCGGATTGCAAAGTCGATAGAGCGCGACCTGGCAGACGTATTTGATCCGGTAATAAAGGCCGACAAGTATCGCGTATCCACCGAGCTGGTCGGCGTTTTCAGGGAGAATGCGCTCAAGGTCGATGATGCGCTCCGCGGAGGTTCGGCTGCGAGCGGACAGATGCTCCGTGAGCTCGAAGCGGACGCACTCAAGATGCGCGGGCACTTCGGTAGCGCCGGACAGAAGCCGGCGATTCGCGAGCTCGACAACGTGATGGGTAATCTACGCTCGGCATACTCGACGCTCGAGGGGGGAGGCACGCTCGGGGCTCGTCAATTGAAAAGGCTCGAAAACGCGCAGTATGCTCTCGAGTCACTCGCGAAAAAAGTCGACCAGTCTGGTTTTGCCAATGGCACAGCCAAACTTTCCCAAGAAGCACTTTGGGAGCTCCGCAAGCGAATCGACGAGTCGATAAAGCAGTGGGAATTCGGCAAGGACCCTCGCGCTGATGCATACCGCAAGGTCCGTGATTCGCTCAAGGCGCACGCGGATGAAGCGGCGGAGCGCTCCTCGCTCGGGAACGAGTTCCGTGACGCAAACCGAGGATACTCCGACTGGGTACAGATCAAGCAAATCGCAGAGCAACGCGCCGGGATGATGGCTGGGAATCGATCAGCGAGCCTCACCGACACGATTGTCGGGGCCGCCGGCATCGCGCAGGGAGGCCTCACTGGTGGGGCCACCGCGCTTGTTGGGACTCTCGGAAACAAGTTCATCCGCTCCGCCGCGGGCGACCGCACAATGGCCACTCTGGCCAACAGCTACGCGAACTGGCGTAAGGTCCTGCGTGCGTCCACGGACGCGTCAATCAAACTGAGCAATGAGACACGTGCGCTGGTCAAAGCGAGGCCAGTTGCCGCGGCCCCGACCGGGCTCAGTACGCGTTTGGCTACCGACTTCGACCGGCGTCGCGATGAAACGATCGAGCAGCAGAACGACACTGAGAGGCTCGTGGCGCAGCTCTCAACTCAGCTTGGTGGCGTCGCACAGGTGAGCCCTGAGCTCGCTAGCGCAACAATCCAAGCGGGCTCGCGGGGTGCCGCGTACCTTGCTCGAATCCTACCCCAGGCGCCTGGATTCGCCGACCTCGACAACATCTCGACCAAAGACGGGTTCGACGTTCCTGAGGCACTGAAGGAGGAATTCCTCCGAGCGGAAGCGGCAATCAGAAAGCCAACCAACGTGGTGAAGCTTGCCGATGCTGGTGAGCTCACGACTGACGAGGTTGACGCCGTGAAAGCATCGTACCCCGCACTCTACGAGGCGATGCGAGGACACATCGTTGACGAGGTGGCGAACGAGGCTGAGGCTGGTCGCGTACCTGATTACCAGCGCCAGGCTCAACTGAGCATGCTCACCGGGATCCCGCTCGACGCTACGTTTCGTCCAGACGTGATCTCGCTCTACCAATCGATCCACGCAGAGTCTGCTGCAGAGCAGCCCATTGAGACTCTCGCAAGGCCAGAACGACAATCGAAACTCGCTTCGCGCAGAGGCGCATTTACCGATAGAGAGGTGTAACTTGGAATCGACCCCTTACTACAAGACATACGCGAACCTTTCGACCGCAATCGCGTGCGGAACTGCAGACCCAAAGGGGCAATCGCGGCCCGCTTCGCACATCTACTCTTCGACGACAGGAACCGCTGTCGTGAGACCAATGGGTGGGTCTGTGCTGGGAACGAATGACGTCACACTCAACCTAGTAGCTGGGATGCCTCCACTTCCTGCTGAGTTTGGCGCAGTCATCTCGGGAACAGCAACCAACGTCACCCTATTCTGGCCACGATAACGGGGAAATGTGGAGAACGGAATGCCATCAAATGTTGCAGAGCTGCGAACGAAACTCGCAGAAGCCGAGACGTTGCGAAAAATCGAGACAGTTCCTCCGATCTGTCCAGCGCTCGAGGGGACAATCGTGAAGCTCGGAGCACTCGAACACGCGCTGTCTCGGATAGATTCTAACCTCGAGATGACCAACCAATCACTTGCGCGACTAAGCGTCGCCATCGAGGAGCTCACCAATGCAATCGTGCGAAAGTGAGCCGCGTCAGCGTCTAGCTTCCTGCGGTGATGAGACACTTCCTTCACCGGTGTCGCTCGTCCCTTCGTCTGCAGAGTATGAGCGTGGTCTAGTGCACGTCAGGCTGCATACGCTTGAACAGGAAAATAGAAACCTGCTCGAGCGAATCATAATTCTCGAGGAGCAATTCAAGAACAGAAACAGCTCAAAACCACCTGAATTCGAGGTTACAGCACCAAAGGGCTGGCGAATTCGAGGCCGCCAACTCGTAGGTGTAACGATGACTCTAGCGGGAGCTGGGGTTGCGATTGCCTACTTTTTTACGAGGAAATGAACATGAAGATCTCAACAGCACAAGCAGCGGTAGCTCTGAACGCACTGAAGGCCGCGTATGACAACGCGCAGCTTCGGTACTACCAAGGTACCATGCCAGCTTCGGTTGCAACCGGAGTCGGATCGGACACGCTTCTCGGCACCCTAACAATGGGGTCAACCGCATTCCCAACCACGTCGACCAACACGTTGACGGCGAATGCGATCACCCAAGACTCATCCGCCGACGCAACTGGTACGATCGGTTACGCAGCTGTGTTCAGTGGGTCAACTCTGATCTCGCTCCACACCGTTGGTACCTCTGGAGCAGAGATCACGGTAAACACGCTCAGCGTTGTGGCTGGTCTACCGATCACGATGAGCTCGTTCACCATCACGCAACCGCTGCAGTAAGGAAACAACGTGGCAGACAGAGCCCTAGTCGCGAATTACAATGCAAGCACGGTAACCCCACTGAGTTGGAGTGGCTCGGCATGGGTTGCCGCAACGGCAGTGTCCGTAACTGGGGCTCCGTTTGACGCGCGTATTTGCTCCGATGGCGTGCGAGCGCTTACGGCTGACGCAAGCGGCAACACAGCGACCCCGCTCACGTTCTCCGGTTCGACTTGGAGCGCCGGAACGGGTATCGCGTGCGGAAGCGGTCCGAGAAACGTAGCGATTGCCCCAGACGGAATCCACGCACTCGTCTCGAACTACGCGTCCAACAACTGCACACCTCTGAAATATGACTCCGGTTCGTGGACGGCAGGTACCGCCATTGCCTGCGGAAGTGGGCCGCGCTGGATCGAGATCGCTCCGGACGGCGTCCATGCAATATGCTGCAATTCTGGCACGAATACGATAACCCCACTGACGCGCAGCGGTGACACTTGGACCGCCGGAACAGACGTCACCGTTGGGTCATCTCCGCGAGGATGCGCGTTCACCCCCGACAGCCAAACGGCGCTGGTCTCGAACGCCTCTGGCGCATCCGTGACGGTGCTGGTCTGGAATGGTTCGACCTGGCAGACCTCAGGTAGCGCAATCACAGTCGGCTCTGGTCCTCGCTGCATCGCAATGACTAGCGATGGCGTTTACGCTCTGGTGGCCAACTTCGACAGCGGGAGCGTGACGCCGCTCGAGCTGGTTGGAGGTACCTGGACTGCAGGGACAGCAATCACCGTTGGTTCGTCTCCGTACGGAGTCACGATCCTAGACGACAACACCAGGGCGCTCGTTTCTAACAGCGGCAGCAACACAGTTACACCTCTGACAAGAAGCGGATCCACGTGGACGGCTAGTAGCACCGTATCGGTTGGCTCTGGACCGTATGGTATCTCGTCAAAGACTGTTGTCACCGAGATCAGCGGTAGCGGCGCGTCAACTCTCGCGGCTCTCACGTCGTCAGGCTCGAGCCTCCAACAAATTTCTGGTGATGGGGCATCCAATCTCGCAGTCCTTACGTCGACTGGTTCTTCGCTTGTCTACTCCGCGTCGGAAATCACTGGGGCTGGAGCATCAAGCACTCCTGCGCTGACATCGGTGGGCTCAGCGAACATCGTCGACCATATAGCGACCTCTGGTGAAGCCTATCTGTCCCCTCTCACGTCAGCGGGAACGGCGACAGCCTACCAGTCGAGTTCAATCACCAGCTCTGGAGCGTCCTCTCTTCTGCCTCTCACGTCGGGCGGAACGGCGTACACCTACACGGGTATCGCTGGCACAGGCGAGTCGTATCTCCGTTCGCTCACCGCTGCTGGGGTTGGCGCGAATTATCAGTCCACTGAGATCACAGGCTCTGCCGCGTCAACGCTTGCCGCGTTAGCGTCAGCAGGCGTCGCGACCGCTGCTCAGTCACTCGCTGGAGCGGCCGCGGCTGTCCTTGTCGCTCTGTCTGCAGCTGGTGCGTCAACCGTTACAAGCTCGACTGAGATAGCAGGAGCAGGGGCAAGCTCGCTTCCAGCTCTGACTGCCAGCGGTAGCTCTGTCGCTAGCCAAAGCGTAGCCACGACAGGAGAGGCCTACTTGCGGCCGCTCGAGTCCACCGGCGTTGCCACATCGACTACCGTTTCCGAGATCACATGTTCGGCTGCGTCTAATCTTGCCGCTCTATCCGCGGCAGGGGCCGCGACTGCTCACCAATCGATATCAGCTGTCGGCGTTTCGAACCTGGCGTCGCTGATCTCGTCAGGCTCGTCTCTCGTAGTCCCTTCGGGGTACGGAGAGTCATTCCTGGTCGCGTTCACGTCGACTGGTGAAGCTGAAATCAGCACAACGATCACGTCTCTTCCGTGCCACGCGACATCGTATGAGCAACTCACGGTTGAGACCAAAACCTACAGGGATCCAATGTCATCAGATCTAGGAGACGAGGTAACCTTAGTCGGAGAGTTCCGCGTAAGCGGAATCCTAACTGGTCAATCCGAGGTGATACTTCAGCTCAAGCGCCCAGGCTCTGAGACGATCCAATTCACGTTTTCGTCTGGGCAGCTCGAGGAGGTTTCTGAAGGTGTCTACTCGAGAGCCATCATCTTCGATAGACCAGGCAAATGGTTCTACCGATTCACATCGACTGGAACGTATCGCGGCACCACAGGTGACGTGCTAATCAATGTTGACCCGAGCGTGTTCGCTTCGGTCTGATTGTGAGGAAAATGGAAAACGAAATCATTGTCGCAGTCGTGGCGTTCGCCAAGGAGCACGTCCTTGCTCTGTTGGTTGCCACCGCATACTACTTCCTAGCTGGACTCATTACGGCCGTGCTCGGAAAGCGCACCCGCATTGACGCATGGTGCGACGAACACGTAGCTGTTGCCGTCGTGCTGAACCTGCTTCGAGCAACTGGGTTCGATTTCTGGAAGGTGCTCACTCAGCTCAAGGTGCTGTTCCTCTCCAGGGCAACCTTCGGTACGGTGCTGAAGCTGTTGCCAGTGCTTCTCGTTGCTTCGATCGGAATAGCCGCACAAGGGTGCTCACTCGAAGCCGCGCGCCAGGCACGCATCAACTCGCAGCTCAAGGCTGGAACCTACTCCGCGCAGACTCGCCCCGACGTCGAATGCAAGGCGCTCGACAGCGTGCACGTCTACACCGCGTACGGGGCTGAACTTTCGCTTGGCGTCGGTACGGCTGCTGGTGTCCTCGCCGCGGCAGACACCAGTGACGACGTGCGCAAGGTGGCCATCGGCACCGGCATCGGTGCTGGTGTCGTCGCTTCTGGTCTTGGCGCTTGGTCGGCCAGTTCTGGCAAGGCCTGGACGGAGCAGTGCAGCCAATGAACTTCGGACAAGCACTCGAGTTGCTAAAGTCGGGGCGCCGTGTATCTCGCTCGGGCTGGAACGGTAAGGGTATGTGGCTTGAGCTGCAGCGCCCAGACGCATATTCAAAAATGACGCTCCCCTACGTCTATATGAGCACGGCACAGGGAGATCTCGTCCCGTGGCTCGCGTCGCAAACTGACGTCCTTGCCGAGGATTGGTGCGCACTGTGAAACTCATACAACTAACCGCAATTTGTATCATCGGCGCATCTCTCGGATGCGAGGCATGCGGCCCCAAACCAACCCCCGTCCCTGTCCCTCCGGAGCCTACCGGCTCCGGTGGCACCACTGGGACTGGTGGAGCCACGTCTGCCGGCTCTCCTGGCGTCGCAGGCGCACCCGGAGCGGCGGGGTCCCCAGTGGTGGCTGTGCAATTCCCCGAGTGCTCACGGTCACGCAGTGGGCCGCCACGAGTGCGTCCGCCAATGAGCGGATGGCATCCGGACAAGCAGCGCCAGAAGCGCCGCCGTGCGCGCCCTGTCTACCAGGTGCTTCCAGACTCGGACGTGTTTCGAGCACCTCGGTTCAATCGAGCCCTCGATCAGGGGTCGCTCGGGTCGTGCACAGGGAACGCTGTCGCGCACTCTCTGTCCACAGACCCATTCGGGCTGTCCCTCACCGAGCCAGACGCAGTGGCGATCTACTCGAGGGCCACGACACTGGACCCGTTCGCTGGAGTCTATCCTCCGACGGACACCGGGAGCAACGGTGCGAGCGCCTGGCTAGCCTCCGTAGACCTCGGGTACTACCGTGGAGGGATTGAGTCAGCGGACTCGCTCGAGGCTCTCCAGCAGTCGCTGCAGCGCGTCCCCTGCACGCTCGGCACCGATTGGTACGACGCCTTCTTCGACCCTTCCGAGTGCGGCGAGATGTCGATCAGCGGTCGCGTTGCTGGCGGCCATGAGATCGCAATCGTCGGCTGGGATTCGAAGCTCAAGCGGGTGTGGATTCGCAATTCCTGGGGAGACTGGGGCGTGTCCCGCGGCGAGGAGACAGGGTACGCCTACTTCTCCGCTGGCACGTTGCAGAAGTTGCTCAACCGCGGGGCAGAGATTGACTGCCCGACGGCGCCATGACTCCGCAGGAACTGCGACAACGAGTCGCAAACATCGCGTCGGAGCAGATCGGGTCGAAAGACCACGACATGTACTGGCGCGAAGTGTTGCCCCGTGAATGGCAGGGTCCACACCCAGAGCATTGGTGCGGAGCATTCACGTTATGGGATCTTCATAAAGCCCTTGGTTGCACTTGGACATGGCAGGTGCGCGGATGCTACGGAGCGACGCGTACTGGCTACCTGTGGCGACTGGAGACGACCGATAATCCAGACATTGGCGACATCTGCTACATGGATCAGCCGTACCAGCACCATGCGATACTCACGGCAGTTGGCGACTCGGCAGAAGGTCGTCCCTTCGTGATCTCGGTAGACGGAAACTCTGGGGCGCCACCCGGAGAAGTCGACGAGAAGTGGCGGGCACGACAGAAGTGGACGTCTTTCTATTCGATTCAGCCACTGGTTGACGCAGCGTTGAGTTGAGGCTATACAAGTCGAGCTCGTTACCGTTCGCTGGTCGCACAAACCATAAGAGGCCCCACGACTCGAAACCGTGGGGCCTCTAGTTTTTTCGCATCGCGATGACAACGAGCAGAACGGCAATCGCGATTGGGATGATGCTAACCGTCACCAGGCTCCGCAGCGAGTTCAACGATCGCTCTGCATAGGAGTCTGACTTTTCTGGTAAGCAGACTCGCGCACGAAG